CCTAGAGCCTAAAATGTTTGATTCTGACTCCAACAAATGGTTGGTCAAAGCTATCAGAGAATATTATTTCGAGTATAAAAAACAACCAACATTGGAAGTAATTAAGTATAAAATAGATGAGATTGAAAACGATGTCTTGAAAAGCGGAGTGATAGAAAAACTCAGAGATGTATGGAAGAATATCGAATCAACTGATTTGGAGTTTGTTGAAAAAGAAACCTTGGATTTCTGTAAGAATCAGGCTTTAAAAAATGCTATACTTGAGTCAGTAGATTTATTAGAAAATAAAAATTATGATGGTATCAAATCAATAATAGATGACGCGATGAAAGCTGGAACGACACGAGACTTGGGTCATGATTATGTGCCATCCTTGGAAACTAGATTAGAGGAATCATCTAGGATAACCGTACCGACACCATGGGATGTAATCAATGACATAACAGATGGTGGTTTGGGACCTGGTGAGTTAGGTGTTGTTGTAGCTCCAGCTGGTATCGGTAAGTCTTGGACTCTACAAGCCTTAGGTTCAGAGGTAATCAGAAAAGGTAAGACCGTTGTGCATTACTCATTGGAGTTAAACGAAAATTACGTTGGTCTTCGATATGATTCGATATTTAGTGGAGTGACTACGGCAAACATAAAGTATCACAAAGAAGAAGTAGAGAAACAAATATCTAAACTACCTGGCAAGTTACTGATTAAATACTTTCCAACTAAGGCCGCATCAGTACAGACCCTTGGTTCACATCTGAAACAAATCGAAATTAGTGGTGTCAAGGTAGATATGGTCATTGTTGATTACGCCGATATTTTGATGCCAACAGGTTTCTTCAAAGAAAAAAGACATGCGATAGGAAATATCTACGAAGATTTACGTGGACTCGCCGGTGAGTTAGAGATACCGATATGGACGGCATCTCAGGCCAACAGAAGTGCATTGGAAGAAGATGTCATAGGTGCTGATAAGGTTGCCGAGGACTATAGTAAAGTGATGACAGCTGATTTCGTGATGAGTATGAGTCGAAAGGTAGAGGACAAGATAGCCAACACAGGTAGATTTCATGTGATAAAAAATAGATTTGGTATCGATGGTGTGACCTATCCATCTACAATCAATACAAATATTGGTGTCGTAAAAATACACGAGGGTAGTAGTCAGTTCGGTAAAGAAACACAAGATAAGATGAACAACAGTCAAGAGTTTTTACGAAAGGAGTTAGCGAACAAATACAAAGATATGGAAAAAAAAGTTGAGGGATTTGAATAAAAGCATAAATATGATTCGATATATATTATATTTATGTATGTTACTAAGAAAGATTATAGGAATACAGAATGGAAAAATTTACGTTATCTGAAAAGTTTATAAACAAATTTAAAAGAAAAAAGCCCCCATTTGGTTTTAACGGTCTAGGTGAGTTGGTCTACATGAGAACTTATTCTCGTATCAAAGATGATGGTAAGAATGAGAGATGGTGGGAGACTGTCCGTAGGGTTGTTGAGGGAACTTACACAATGCAAAAGAATTGGATAGACTCACATGAACTAGGTTGGAATCCATGGCAAGCACAAAAATCAGCTCAAGATATGTATGAGAGAATTTTCACGATGAAGTTTTTACCACCAGGTCGTGGTTTGTGGGCTATGGGAACAGCAGTTACTGAAGAAAAAGGATTGTATGCGGCTTTGAACAATTGTGCTTTCGTATCTACAAGTACAATTAAGGAAGATTATTCGAAACCATTCTGTTTCCTAATGGACGCCAGTATGTTGGGTGTTGGTGTTGGATTTGACACCAAAGGTGCTGGTGAGATAGTAATCAAAGGTGTTGATGATAAGAGGGACAAACAGATATTTGAAATACCAGACACTCGTGAGGGTTGGGTTGAATCACTAAAGTTATTATTGGAGAGTTACTTTCATGGACAAGCACCAATTGAATTTGATTATTCCAAGGTCAGAGAAGCTGGAATACCAATCAAAGGATTTGGTGGTGTTAGTTCTGGTCCTGAACCATTAAAGGAAGTTCATCAAAGTATCAGAGAGGTTCTAGATACTAATAGTGGTGAACCAATTTCAGTAACTACAATTGTTGATATTATGAATCTTATAGGAAAATGTGTCGTGGCAGGTAACGTCCGTAGGACAGCCGAGATTGTGTTCGGTGACCCATATGATGAGGAATATTTAGATTTAAAAAACTATGATGTAAACCCACATAGAGACCAGTATGGTTGGACTAGTAATAATAGTATATTCGCCGAACTTGGTATGGATTATACCGAGGCAGCAAAAAGAATAGTTGATAACGGTGAACCTGGTTTTGCTTGGTTGCATAACATGCAAAAGTATTCAAGGATGAAAAACGGTGGTGATTGGAAAGACCACAGAGTCGCTGGTGGTAATCCTTGTTTGGAACAATCCCTTGAGTCATATGAGTTGTGTTGTTTGGTGGAGACATTTCCAAACAACCATGATTCACTTGAGGATTATCAAAGGACATTAAAGTATGCCTATCTGTACGCCAAAACTGTGACTCTCGGTAGAACTCATTGGGCGGAAACCAATAGGGTGATGTTGAGAAACCGTAGAATAGGATGTAGTGTTAGTGGTGTTGCTCAATTCATTACCAACAGAGGACTTGATGAATTCAGAAATTGGTTGGAGAAAGGATACGACACAATTCAAGAGTGGGATGCTCAATACTCTGATTGGTTTGCAGTACCTAATTCGATTAAAACCACATCGGTAAAACCAAGTGGTACGGTTTCATTATTAGCAGGTGCGACACCTGGTTTACATTATCCTGAATCAAGATTTTATATCAGAAGAATTAGATTATCCAAACACTCAGAATTATTAGAACCTTTGAAAAAAGCTAAATATAAAATAGAACCAGCATTTGGCTCAGAGGATACCACGATGGTGGTAGAAGTGCCCGTGGATGTAGGAGAAGGGATAAGAACCGCGGCTGAACTTTCGATTTGGGAACAATTCAGTTTAGCCGCTTTCTTACAAAGACATTGGGCAGACAATCAAGTCAGTTGTACCGTCACATTCGATCCTGAAAAAGAGGGAGACCAAATCCCTAACGTGTTGAATTACTATCAGTATCATTTGAAAGGTATCAGTTTATTACCGAGACATGATTACGGTGCATATCCACAGATGCCGTATGAAGCAATCGATGAAAAGGAGTATAATAAACAAGTGAAGAAACTTGGTAAGTTGTCGTTTGGTGTTATACATAAAGAAGAGGCTAATATCGAGAAATTCTGTGATGGTGATTTTTGTGACACAGAGGTCGTTTCAACGACCGGTGACAATGACGACCAAGAATACGCAAATTAGGTTATTGGGGCTGTAGTTCAGTTGGGAGAACGCTTCCCTTGCACGGAAGAGGTCGCTGGTTCGAATCCAGTCAGCTCCACGAAAAAAAAGCTTGACACGTATAGTGTTTTGTTGTTATATTTACATATCGAAAATGGGGATTTTACAATCTAGATGTATCAAAATATATTCTACGATAGAAGATTAAATACAATGCATATTTGGGATGACAAGTTTGGTCATCAAACTTTCAGATACAAAAAGTACGCCTATACAAAGAGTAAAGCTGGTACATTTATTTCACTCTATGGTGATAGATTGAAGAGAATCACACAATGGGAAAAAGAACAATCAGATTTATTTGAATCAGATGTGAATCCTGAGATTAGGGTGTTGGTTGATAACTATACCGATTCAGATGAAGTATCTCAAGGTCATCGTGTAATGATATTTGATATCGAGGTTGAGGTGACCGATGGTTTTCCAGATGTGATGAAAGCTGAGAACACCGTAACATCGATAGCGTTCAATGACCCAAGGACAGATGATTATTTTTGTTACGTTTTAGACCCAACTGATAAATTAGGTTTAGGTGAAACAAGGACAAAAGTTACAAATACGGATACGACGATTTCCTATAAAGATGAGTACGATTTGTTGAATGCTTTTTTCATGAAATACATGGAGATAAAACCAACAATATTGACTGGTTGGAATGTTGAATTTTTTGATATCCCTTATCTGTACAACAGAGTATCTAACGTTTTGGGAAGTAATATAGCAGACCTGTTATCACCTATCAGAAACGTTCAATGGTCTGATTTTAAAAAAAGATATAAGATTGCTGGTGTCAGTATATTAGATTATCTACCATTATATAAACTATTTACTTTTTCACAAAGAGTTTCATACAGACTAGATGCGATAGGAGAACTAGAGGTTGGAGAAAAAAAGGTTGAGTATGAGGGCACGTTGAATGATTTGTATGAAAACGACTTAGATAAATTCGTAAGATATAATATTCAAGATGTGAAACTAGTTAAGAAGTTAGACGATAAGTTAGATTTTATCGAAATCGCTCGAGGTATATCACATCTCGGTCATTGTCCTTATGAAGATGTGTTCATGAGTTCGAGATATCTTGAGGGTGCTATTTTGGTTTATCTAAAGAAACAAGGTATCGTCGCACCCAACAAACCAAAACGACCAAAGGTATTTACAAACGATAAGTTTGTTGGTGCTTATGTACAAGACCCACAGAAGGGTAAACACGATTGGGTCTATGATTTAGATATTACATCGATGTATCCATCTTGTATCATGTCTTTGAACATATCACCAGAAACCAAGATTGGTAAGATTATCGGATGGAATCCAGAGGAGTATCTGAGTAAAGGTAATAAAAAAACATACACTATAGAACAAGATAAAAAAGAGATGGGTAAGTTTACCGAGACCGAGTTGGGTAATTTCCTCAACGGTCGTAATGTTGGTGTGGCTTCTAATGGTGTGATGTATAGGACTGATAAAGATGGTTTATTACCAGCTCTATTGAGAAAGTGGTTTGATGAGAGGGTTGAGTATAGAAAGTTATCAAAGAAGTTTCATGAACAAGGTGATAAAGAAAAGTCAGATTACTTTGATAGAAGACAATACCTACAGAAGATTTTATTAAACTCTTTGTATGGTGTGTTAGGACTACCAGTATTTAGATTTTATGACTTGGACAACGCAGAAGCAGTTACATACACAGGTCAGGCCCTAATTAAGTTTACTAAGAAGATTGCCAATAATTTTTACAACAAAGAATTAGGTGACCAAAAGGACTATTGTATTTATATCGATACCGATTCTGTATTTTATTCTGCAACACCCATAGTTCAAAAAAGACACCCACACTTTGATATCAAGGACGAAGATAAGATGTCCAAAGAAATTTTGAAGATAGCCAGTGAGGTACAAGATTATCTTAACAATGGTTATAATTATTTTGCACAAAGATTTTGTAATATCACAAAACATAGATTCGATATCAAACAAGAGGTAATAGCTAAAAGTGGATTGTTTGTTACAAAGAAACGGTATGGATTAAAAATTATCAATGACAACGGTAAAAAAGTAAATAAGATGATGGTCAAGGGATTGGATACGGTTCGTTCCAGCTTCCCATCAGCGATGAGGGATATGTTGAGTAAGTTGTTGGAAGATATATTGATGGATGTACCAAAGGATAAACTAGATAAATTTATCGTAAATTTTAGGAACAGTATGAAACTGATGGATGTAGATAAGGTCTCTATACCCACAGGCGTGAAGGATTTGACAAAGTTTCTTGAAGACTCAGAGGGTAAATTTCTGAGTTACAGAAAGGGTACACCTGTTCATGTGAAAGCTTCAATAGCTTACAACGGTTTGTTGAAACATTTCAATCAACATAATCGATATGAAGGTATAACTAATGGTAGTAAAGTAAAGTGGTTGTATTTAAAAGATAATCAATTTGGTTTGGATGCGATAGCATATAAGGGTTATGAAGACCCACCAGAGATAATGAATTTTATAAAACAATTTATCAATCATAAGAAACTTTATAATCAAGCTTTACATAAAAAAATTATGATGTTGTATCAAGCCATGAGATGGGATGAACCAACAGATAAGACAAAAACTATAGAAAGATTTTTTTGATTTTCAATAAACAAACCGATATATATGTATATATGGTTTTAAATAAGGAGTTATAATGAATAAACAAAGGCTGACTAGATTCATTCAAAAGTATTATTTGAACGGAACGGTCAATTCAATCGTATTAAAAAGTAGTTCTGATAATTTGTCTGCTAGATTTATATCTGGTGATAAAACTTTATTAGGTGAACTAAGTTTAGATAAATCACAGATAGAGGATTGTGAAATCGGTGTATATAACACAGAACAATTATCAAAGTTATTGTCTGTTCTAGATGACGATATCAATGTTTCTATCAATAAGGCTGGTGAAAAGGCTATATCGTTAAAAGTATCGGATGCTCATTCTTCAGTTAATTACATGTTGAGTGATGTGTCTGTAATTAACAAACCACCACAACTCAAACAAGTTCCTGAGTTTCATGTCGAGATTGATGTAACACCACAGTTCATTAATAAATTCATTGCTGGTAAAGGTGCGTTATCTGATACAGATAATTTCACCGTAATAACAGATGGGACTGATACGAAGTTGGTGATAGGTCACTCCTCGGTAAATACTAATAGAGTTACAATACCTGTGACTACATCAAAATGTGAAGATATTGATAACGTATCATTCAACGCAAATGTTTTCAAAGAAGTTCTATCGGCAAATAAAGAATGTGAAAGTGCCAAGTTAGAGGTTAGTGGTGATGGATTGTCACGAATAACTTTCAAGATTGATGATTATGAATCAACTTACTATTTAGTTTCAGTTCAAGATGTAGACTAATGTATTTAGAATATTTCGATAAATTCTTAGACATGAAACCTTATCTTTCAATCGATGAGAAAGAGTGGGAACATATAAAGAATACATTTGATAAGGAAGATGTAAAGGAAAGTCTTGCTAAAGTAGCGATGACTTACGAAATACCTTACGCCGAAATATCTAAGAAAGATGCTCACCGTGATTATCTGAAATTAAAAGGTATGAAACATACCGATATTCTTGTGGATGGTGAGTGGTTTGCCCGTGAAGGAACAGAGTATAGATATGGATTATCATTTAAAGGTGAACAACAATACTTTCGTAGGATAAATTCTGGTAACCAATCCAGTAATTATTTTCAACAAGCCAACAGATGGTCAGTAGATGGTTCGGTTTCACCAGGCCCACAGAGAACTTGGGGTAATGAAAAGTTCATGACAAGTCTCATGGGTTCGGCCTACTCATTGAAGTTACCAAAAATAAATCGTAACGTTCTTAGAACAATGATAGGTCTAAGGAAGTACATATGTGCTCAGTTCAAACCAAATGTTTCTAAAGTTTTATATGATATGTTGGATAGTAAAAACATTTTAGACTTTAGTGCAGGATGGGGAGATAGGTTGGCAGGTTTTTACGCAAGTGAAACCGGTGAATATTATCTCGGAATTGACCCTCGTAAAGAAAATCATCCAATCTATAAAGAACAATCTGAGTTCTACGATAAACATAAATCAATATTCGAACCACATAAAACATCTGAGTTTATTTGTCAACCAGCTGAGGATGTTGATTTCACTAAATATGAGGATAAATTTGATACCGTATTTACATCACCACCATACTTCAACGTTGAAAGATATAGTTATGATGATACTCAGAGTTGGGTAAAGTACAAGGAGATTGATGAGTGGAATGAAAACTTCTTACAACAAACTCTGAAAAATTTATGGTGTTCTGTGAAAAGTGGCGGATACTTATTAGTGAACATATCAGATGTTTATTCTAGTTCTAAATCGTCTAAGAGTTGGTTGGAAATATGTAACCCTATGAATGATTTTCTATCAACATTTAGTGATTCAGAATATCAAGGTTGTATTGGAATGGAACTAGCGAAACGACCAAATAGTGGTGGAGCTGGTACAGCCAAATCAGAAGATTACACGGAAGAGGCCTTAAATAAGGCAGAAGAAACTAAAGACAAAACATTTTGTGAACCAATTTGGATATGGAGAAAAATTTGAGTCATACATTATGGGTAGAGAAGTATCGGCCTAATAATCTAGATACTTACATTGGGAACGAACATCTCAAGGATAAGGTATCTGTTTACCTTGAGAGTGGAGACTTACCACACCTTTTATTATACGGTAAGGCTGGTACGGGTAAGACCACTCTCGCTAAAATACTAGTCAACAACATAGACTGTGATTATCTTTACATCAACGCGTCTGATGAGAACAATGTGGATACGGTTAGGAATAAGGTAAAGAACTTTGCATCTACGATGGGTTTCAAAGATTACAAGATAATAATATTGGATGAGTGTGATTACATAACACCGAATGCTCAGGCCGCTCTTCGTAATCTCATGGAGACTTTTTCTAAACATTGTAGGTTTATTCTCACTTGTAACTTCGTAGAAAGAATTATCGACCCTATACAATCTCGTTGTCAATCATTTCAAATAATACCACCATCAAAGAAAGAAGTAGCTAAACACATACACAATATATTGTTAAAAGAAAACGTGATGTCAGATATGAAGGATTTAAAAGTATTAATCGATAGTGGTTATCCTGATATCCGTAGAGTGATAAACGCGGCACAAAGAAATGTTGTGAAGGGTAAATTGAAATTAGATACGACGAGTATCATACAGAATGACTACAAACTAAAGTTGTTGAAGATACTAAAGACACAAGATAAGAAAACAGCGTTTAAAGATATCAGACAACTTTTGTTGGATAATAAAATAACAGACTTTGCTGATTTATTTAGATTGTTATATGATGAAGTGGATGATTGGGGTAAGGGACATGTCGCGGAATGTATTCTGATTATAGCTCGATATGAACTATCCGATACTCAGGTAGTCGACAAGGAGATAAACGCTATGGCAATGTTAATAGAATTATTAGGAGTGATAAAATGAGTACAAAACCAATGAAACCAATCAAAACACCACAGAAGAAACTAAACATAAAGGATACTGAATCACTTACATGTGACGATTGTGGTAACTATCTTTTCATACAATCTTATTTTATAAGAAGGGTATCGCCATTGATGTCCCCAACAGGTCAAGAGGCGTTGATTCCGATAGAAGTATTTAGTTGTGGTAACTGTGGTAAAGTACCAGACAACATGATGCCCAAAGGTGATGAGTAAAGATACTGGTGCTGGTAAAGGTGATAAATTACGGAGAGGTATAACTCAAGATGAGTGGGAAGAGAAATGGGAAAAAATCTTTGGTAAAAAGAAAAAGTCTATTCGACCACATAAATCAGATAACAGCAGTGCAGAATCCTAACTATTGGGATGAGATATCTGATGAGGATAAAAAGTCTTGGTCGAATTACATGGTAAACAGATTCCTATCCATGAACGCAGATTGGATGGAATTAGTGAATGAATTACAAAAATATAACTTACAACCAAAAGAGT